CAGTTCTGCTGCTAATCGTGATCAAATGAAACAAGCCATTGCTATGACAATGCAGCCTGATCCCCAACAGCAGCAGCTTCAGCAGTTGGTTCAGCAGCTTGAGCTTCAGAAGCTTCAGATGGAAATTGAAGAGATGAAAGCTGGCGCTATGAAGGATACGGCTCATGCAGTGAAGCTTACTTCAGATGCTCAGGGTGTTCCTAGCGAAGTTGACATGGTTAAGATGCAGGTTGATCTTGCTGAAAAACTAGCACGTATTGAAAAAATTAAAGTAGATTCTGAAAACGTAAGGTCCGAAACAATGCGTAACGGTCCTGAAATGCAGCATCTACAATCGGAAACGCTTCTGAATATTGCTAAAGCGAGGCAAGCTTGACCGATAAAGAAATTCTTGAGCAACGTCTAAGTCTGTTTACTAATGACGCTTGGCTCTCCTTTTCAAAAGAACTGGAAGAGCTTGCACAATCGTTAGAAAACATTCAGACTATAGACGACGAGAAGACCCTCTTCTTAAGGAGAGGACAAGTGGACATGCTAAACATGATTATAAATCTGGAAGCAACCACTAAATTAGCGTTGGATCAATTAGATTAAAACCTAATCCCAACTTGTTTTAACTCCATAATCTTATTTTAGACGGAGGATTAGTTATATGGATAGTGTTGTTGTAGAAGAATATCAAGAGACTGCCGAGGAAGCTGAACAGTATGCGAGTATCGAAGAGGCTCCAGAAGTGGAACAACCTCAAGCAGAACCGGAGGTCGAACTCCCTGAAAAGTTTCAGGGTAAATCGATGGAGGAAATTGTTTCTTCATACGAAAATCTCGAAAAAGAACTGGGAAGAAAAGGTCAGGAAATAGGTGAACTACGTAAACTGACCGATGGTATTCTTCAGCAACAGGTTGCCAACAACGACAGCGGAGCAACGGCGCAAGAAGAGGATGTAGATTTTTTTGATGACCCTGAACGAGCAGTCAGTAAAGCCATTGAAAATCATCCGAAGTTTCGTGAATTTGAAGAGCAGCAGAAGATACAGCATATCAATGCTACAACTCAGAAAATTCAACAGGCGCATCCTGATTTCTTAGATATCGTTCAAGATACTAAATTTCAGGAGTGGGTTAAGGACAGTCCAGTGAGGCAGCATCTTTTTTCTGCTGCTCACAATCGCTATAACTACAATGCCGCAATGGAACTTTTCAATAACTGGAAAGAGCGGTCTTTGATTAGCAACACTCAAGAAGCGGAAGCAACTAAAACTGCTAACCGTAGCCAAGCTCTCAGGGCTGGCAAGGGTGTATCTAGGACTTCTTCTGAATCCACAACCGGTAAGAAAATCTACCGTAGAGCCGATCTTATTCGACTAAAGACAAATGATCCTTCGCGTTATGAAGCACTACAGGATGAAATCCTAGCAGCATACGCAGAGGGTCGAGTGAAATAACCTCAAAGATTTAAGGAGTAAATACAATGGCTTTGGGTTCTAATCATCAGACTACCACGACTGCAGCAAACTTTATCCCCGAACTGTGGTCGGATGAAGTTATTGCCGGGTACAAGAAAAATCTTGTTCTTGGTAATGTCGTTACTCGCATCAACCATGCCGGTAAAAAAGGCGATGCAATCAACATTCCTGCGCCTGTTCGTGGCTCGGCTAATGTTAAGGGAGCTAACTCTCAGGTTACGCTTCAGGGTGACACGCACAATACAGTTCAGGTCAGCATTAACAAGCACTATGAATATTCTGTCCTGATCGAAGACATCACGGAAGTTCAGTCGCTTCAGTCGCTTCGCCGGTTCTACACCGACGACGCTGGCTACGCTCTTGCTACTCAGGTGGATACCGACATCTTCGCGCTTACTGAGGGTCTTCAGGGCGGTGTTGTTGGTGGTACGGGCGCGGCTCTGTACGAAAAGGCTGTTATCGGTGGTGACGGCACGACTCTGTACACGGGTGCCTCTTCAAACGCTACCGACATTACGGATGCTGGTATTCGTGCCATGATCCTTAAGCTGGATAATGCCGATGTTCCTATGGATAACCGCTGCATGGTTATTCCCCCGATTGCTGCCAACGACATGCTTGGCATCAACCGTTTCACTGAGCAGCAGTTCATTGGTAACGGCGAAGCAATCAAGACCGGCAAGATTGGTAGCATCTACGGCATGGACGTTTTTGTTTCGTCTAACTGCCCGTCGATTAACAGCGATGCACAGCGCGTTGGTGTTATGATGCACAAGGATGCTCTGTGCCTTGCTGAACAGATGGGCGTTCGCTCCCAGACTCAGTACAAGCAGGAATATCTTGGTGATCTCTTCACGGCTGATACGCTGTACGGTGTTTCGGAACTCCGTGACAACGCTGGTGTGGCTTTTGTTGTACCGGCTGCTTAAGTAGTCTAGGGGACTCCGGGTAACTCTGGAGTCCCCATTTTCTCAGGAGGAACTATGCCTACATACGACTATGCTTGCCGAACTTGTTATAATGTTCAAGAAGAGTTTCGTACAGTAATTGAACGTTCTGATCCCGTTGAGTGTAATCTTTGTGGAAGCAACATGGTTCAAGCAGTTTCTAAACCAAATATTCAAACTCTTACTTCAGATGAACGTTGGGTAAGAGAACATGAAGTAAATGGAAATGGAGTACGATCCTAATGTTAACTCTTGAGTCGGCCTTAACAGACACAAGCTATGATCTTGAGCTTGAAAAAATTAAAAATAAAATTAAACAGTTGTACACTAATTTAATTACACAAACTTATAAAGTTTCAAATCCTTCAGCATCTCCAGAAGACATACAGAATTTTCTTGAGTTAAACGAATTAGAGTTTAAAGGAGACGGCTTTGAAGAAGAGTCAGAGGATTTAGAATCTCTTCTTGAGGCGCTTTCTAAAGAAGACGACTTAGAAGAAGTTAAAGATAAATCCTACGAAAAACCTGACGTAGAGAACGGAAGAGAACTTAAAAGTAAATCAAAAGAAAAGACTACTGCTCCGACTACTAAGGTTGTTAACATACAGAGTGGGGGCTTGTTTACACCAAAAGATAAAAACACAATTCCCAAGACTTCTGCTTTAAAAATACCAACAGGTAAAATACAACGCAGCATTACAGATAATCCTTCGGTAAATACTTTGGGGTTAAAAGATATTTGGGATGAAGAAAGAAACAAACTACTTGCGTTAGTACAGAAAAGAAACAAGGAAAACGGGGTTAGGTTGTAAAATGAAAACAGTTAAAAATAGAAAAGCTGGTAGTTTCGTTAAAAAGAAAAAGAAAAAAATGACGGAAGAAAAGAAAAAAAAGAACCTTGCTCGTTGGGCAGGAGAAAGACTTAGAGTTTCTTAATGCCCAGAGGAAGAACAAGGCCTTTAGTTAAACCTTTTCCTCGTAGTCAAACTCCAAAGTGGGACAGGCAGCAACTTTTTATAAAGCTTTCTAATCAACGTCAGGACGAAAGATCACCTGTTGCTGCAGGAGATCAGGCGTTGTTTGGAAGTCCGCGATCACTATACGGAATAGCTAGATATTCTTCCAACAGTTAAATCTAAGAGGTAACAAATGAGTGACTATACAATCCAAGTTAGCTGGTCCGGTAAAGATGGTTTAGCTGATTCAGACCCAAATAAAATTATTTCTGGTGCAGACTTTAATACTGAATTTGCTGCAGTTCAAACAGCAGTAAATAGTAAATACGATTCTACTGATCTGGGTGTAACTCTTCAGCAACATGACGCTGATACTGCTAAAACTGACGTTGCTCAAACGTTTACCGTTAGTCAGCGTGGTACTATTTCCACGGACAATGACCTGTCATTTGACCAGAATGCAACAAACAACTTCAAATGCACACCCAGCGGCACCGGCACCCTGACGTTCACGAACCACACCGCTGGGCAGTCAGGCAACATCCTGCTGGACAACAGCGGCGGTCATGCAATCTCTCTGGCGGCGACGACCAAGGGTGACGCGAACCTAGCGACGACGATCAGCGTGGCTGGCACCTATTGGCTTTCGTATTACGACGACGGCACGAACGCTTATGTCGTTACCAGTGCGGTGTTTGCTTAATGTCGATTATCCAAGGCACATCCAAGGCGGCTGGCGGTGCTGTCTACGAGATAGATCAGTCGATCCGGTTTAATGACGATGACTCGGCCTACCTTAGCCGGACACCAAGCAGTTCTGGCTCTGCTACAGACTGGACGCTATCAACATGGCTGAAACTAGGTAATTTAGGAACAGACAGGGTTATCTTGTCTGCGGGTACGGGTGGCAACCACGATTGGATACAATTTCAAAGCAACGATACTTTACGAATTGTCCGATCTGGCTCTAGCATTTTGGTCAGCAATCAAGTTTTTCGTGATCCATCAGGTTGGGGAAATTTAGTTGTTGAAAGTGATATTGATAACGCAACCGCTTCCGAAAAGTTAAAGGTCTACTGGAATGGGTCAGAAATTACTAGCTGGTCAACAGACACTCGAAGCAGCTATTCAAGTTGGGTCTACTTTAATCAAAATGTAATTCACAACATTGGTCGAAGATCAGGCAGTAATGATCGTTATTTTGACGGCTACCAAGCAGAAATCAACTTCATCGACGGCACTGCGTTAGACCCAACCAGCTTCGGTGAATACAACGACGACGGCGTGTGGGTTCCGAAAGCCTACGCAGGAACCTACGGCACCAACGGCTTCTACATCACAGGCGAGGACAGTGCCGATCTCGGCGCAGATTACTCAGGCAACGCCAACGACTTTACTTCGTCAGGGCTGACCAGCGACGATCAACGCGGCGATACACCGACCGCTAACCATGCAACATGGAACCCGCTGTTCTTCCGACGCACTGGCTCGTACAAGCCGACCTTTGCAGATGGTAATCTCTACGTCGCAGGTCAGA